TTGTGTATTGATGAGGTGTAAATAGTTATAATTAATATAAAGGAATTGATTGTATGGTTGGGTTGAAATTGATGAAAGGTTAGGAGATGGTTCTAACATACTCTCTCACAGACACTTAGCTATAAAAATTACACAATTTTATCCAAAAAGTGTAACATCAATTAAACGGTCTAACAATCTATCAATCAATCATTTACAATGATCTATTAAAGTGATTCATCATCTACTTTAACAAACCTCTATAACGGATTGTATATCAACTATTTAAACCAAATTTTTTATATATTCAAACAATCAATTTTACAACAAAATATGACTTTACTTTAACAGATCGTTGTAACGGATTGAAGGATTGAAAGTTATGCATAATATTAACAGATTTCATGGAAAGTATATGATTCTGCGGATACAAAAAAACCCTTGAGTTATAGGTAGTTAGCCTATAACCCAATGGTTTTAATTGATTAAAGTGTAGCAATAGTTTCAGCTCCACCTTCACCTAATTTGTGAAGTAATAAAAATTCCTCACCTGTGTCAGGTGAAGAAACTTTTGAAATTACTGGAGCAGCTAATACGTCAGCTAGTGGTGAAGTACTTACAGCACCGGTTGTAGCTCCACAGGCAAAAAATAATTTACCAGTAGCAGCATTTTTTAACACTTTAAGTGGTTGACCAGCATTGGCTTCCTTGATAGCACCTACACTCATTTGAGCAAGGAATACTAAGTTTTTTTGTTGTGCATTGTCCATGATAATTGGTTTTTGTTGGTTAATATTAAAATTGCAAATTAATGCTCAGAATAAGAATGGTGATTAAACACCGATGCCCAATAAGTATATGGGTCTATATACCTATGGACATCAGGTCTAATCATTCACCTAAAATCACCTAGAAATTCATTTCACCATACATACTAGATGTACAGTAAACTTAAAAATCAAACTCCATTATAAGAATGGTGATTAAACGTGTAAGTGTTAAATTTTTTATCTAAGTATATGATTCACAATGTATTAAATTTTTTATTATTGCTGTTGGGTAGTGTTTCGTGTGTTTTGTGTTATGTGTATGATTCAGGATTGTTTTAAAAAAAGTACTGATATTTCTACCAGTACTTTTGAAGATATTACAATTCAAATCGCAATAAATGAGCTTTATCACTACGTTTGTGTAACATATAAATAGTTGTACCTTCATCACCATCTTTACACACAGTAATAACAGGATCAGCTTCAATTTCTTTTAATGTACTTTGTTGTGATACCGGATGAACATATTTAGTATCTCCAATGAAGAAACTCATATATGGTTTACCTTGTAAGTTTGTATAAACTTTAATAGCTGTGGCACCTGTAAGTTGTTTGAACTCAGATACTTCGATTGTTTGGATGAAATTTAGATTTGCCATGATGTTTGATTTTTAAATTGTTTGTTATTATTTATTAGGTGATTTGTGATTAATTATTTATATAGTATTGTCTTTTCAACACCATTTTTATCAGTGGAGAATATTTCAATTGATTCTCCATGGATCATAAGTTGATGTTTATTATTGAATGTAATGATATACATTTCATCTTCAAATACATCCAACATATAACAAATGTAAGTTGTAAATGATCCTGAATGTTGATCATAGATTGTGACAATAATGTCAGCTTCATATTCAACAATAACTACAGCCATTGGTTTATTGACTGTAGTTACTGATTTACTGGTAGTTGTAGTTTTACTATAAGTCTTAAACGTAGTTAAGACTTTATAAGTAGAATCTACTTCTTGAGCTGTTAATAATGTGGTAAATAATACCATTGCTAGAATTAAAATTGATTTTTTCATAATTGATTTGATTTAAAGGGTTATTAAATAATTCCTGCCCAATGATTCATAAAAGTAAGGGCATCTGCTGCGTTTGCTTTAAAGGGTGTATCCGGATTACCATCTAGATAGATAACGAAATTATCACCATCTACTACCAATTCAGACCCTTGATCTATGATAGTATCACGTGTTTTGTAGTAAGTATTGTCTAATATATAACAACCGGATTTAATTGTACCATCTATTATCATACCTGTATTAAGATAAAATACAGGATCAGTAATAGCATCTTCCAATGTAATTTCTTCATGATAGGTAGGATCGAAGAACATACAAGTATACTCTTTGTTTAAAATGAATTTTTTCATTTGATTTAGGATTTAAATGGTTATTAAAATAAGTCTGCATCATTTGGAGACTCGAAGATTTCAAAGTTCTTTAATAAAGGCATCAACTCTACGATATAGTCTTTAGCTTGTTGTAGTGCTACATCGGATGGTAATTTATCCTCTGGAGTATTGAGAATAGCTAGAGCATGACTATGAAAGTCTTTAAGTTTTTGACATTGTGCAAGATTTAATGTTAGTGTTAATCCTTGGATACCATGACCGGTAATAGGTTCAACGTAAGATTTAAATTCTGGTGCTTTTGGTAAAATTTTCATAATGTTTTGATTTTAAATTAATTAATGTTATTTGTTATAAATGTTTGTATTAATAATATGAGGAATGAATGTAACACTATCTACATAATATGGAGATCTGGGAATTTCTTCCCAAGTAATATCTCCACTATAAGGATCTTCAAAGATTTTAGTTGATTTACTCCATATATCCATGACAATAGTATCTCTATTTAAAATAGCATATTCAAAGTAAATATCTATTGTATCACCGGCAGATTCTGTAGATTTAGGATATCCTCGTCTTTCACAAGATTTGGACCAGATCATTAATCCTATTAATAGGATAGCTCCAACAAAGAATATTGAAGCATTTGGAAATTGTTTTAAAGCTTTCATAATGTTTTAATTTATTGATTTTGTATTAGGTGTTACTAAATATCTAAGTCTTTGAGGAATATATCCTTGATACCAAAGATTATGAGTGGTAATTTGAGAACCATTTATATTAGTTATTGTAAATTCTCTACCACCAAATCCTTTGAATATAAATTCTGGAATATCTGGGAGTATTTGATATCTTTGATAATCTTCAGTTATTAAAGTACCATCATCATTTTTATCCAACTTATCTAACCAAATAGAACAGAAAATACAATTATCTTCTCTTAAATGGTTGTAGTTTTTAGAAGCTACTTGTCCACATGTTTTACAAGTAAATAGTTCTTCTCCTTCATATAATTCTTTAATAGAATTATATTTAATTCCAATAGAATTTACTAGATATTTAGGATATTTAAAATATCTACCATCAAGAGATCCTAATTGATCAGCTCTAGTGATTCGTATTTTGGTATATTTCTCATTAGTTTTAATATCAGTATAACTGATTAGATAAAATGACTTCTTCATAATAAAATACGATTAACCTATACATCGTGAGGTTTTATTGTTAATTTAATATTACATATTCAATATCATGGAATGTTGGTGTTATTACTTCAATAACAGGAATTACGATAGCAACAATAATTAATTTATTGTCTACAATAATAGGAGTTATTACTTTTAAATATCCTTCAGTTGTAATCATCTTGAACTCCTTTCGTTATTGATAATCCATGTAAAATAACATTTACCTAACATAGGTTCATTAGGAGTTATTATTGTAACTTCTTGTTTAACAATAGGTTTGTTTGATTTAACCTCAACTCTTGCTTTGATATCAGAAGAGGAGATTTCGATTGTAGCTGTAATGATTCTAGGTCTTTTCATTTTGTTTGATTTTAATTGGTTATTTAATATTTAATGGAATAGTAATAGCTAAAAATCCGTTTCTAAGAAACCAATTAGCTACATTTAATGGATGATCTGCATAATGTTGGAAATAACCATCTTTATCTTCAGTATAAGCAAATACATTACCTACTTTGTAGATATTAATAGTATGAGTTCTATCACTACCTGGAAAAGATATTTTTATTACATCTTTACCACCAATTTTAACTTCAGTAAATTCTGGTTTAATTTCAGATAGATGTTTACCATAATAGCTTTTAAATCCCCAAATCATTATATTTGCAAGATCAAAGTAATCAGATTTCTTAATATTATCTAATGTGATGTTTTGTGTTATTAAATTCATAATAAACGCTAGTTTAGTCTATACCACCAGCTAAGATTTTAGTTGATTATTAATTTAAGATTCTTTATAATACAAACGGAGTTTAACTCCATAGTAGTCTTTTGTTGGTAGAATATGAAGAATTTCTTCATAAGCTTCATATAATCCTTTATTACCTAAGTGATAAAAGATTGTAATAGTATTTGATGCCATTTGATCATCAATAGTATTGAAACAAAATTTTCTCTTATTATCTTGAAGATATTGTTCTAAGAATGACATTGGACTGTCTTTTCGTAGTAAACTATTGAACTTTTTATCATTCAATAGATCCATAAATGTTTTAAATTCTGGAATATATCCGAATTTAGAATAGTTTCTGATAATGGAAGATATTCCATTAAGTTGTTCTTTTGAAAGTTTCATTATAAGATACGGTTACTGTCCACGTATTATTCAGGGTCTTGATTTGGTTATTAATTAATAGTTTATTTTATCAGTTTCATCACCATCCCAGTAATCAGACTCGGATAGTTCAGCATCATAATATTCAATATCCTTAGACATATCATATCCCTTATCGTAGAGATTACGTTGGATTTGTTCATGCTCTTTAGATCTATCAGGTTCAGGAATATAACCATCATAGAGATCTACTTCATAATCATAGGGATTAAGTACATAACCTATTAATGCTAATACACTTATGATAGTTGATACTATGTAAAAATCAAATACAATCATATCACCATAATATAGGGTAAGTGCTAAAGTAAATGATATTACCCAAGGTAGTATAATAAATACTACAAATACATAATCTAAGATCTTATTAAATCTCTTCATAATATTGCCCACTTATGCAAGTCCTTTACTTACATTGTTTGATTAAGTAGATGATTACATGGGTGATAATGATCTACTATAATGATAATTTAGGTTATTAGTTTGAGTTGTTCTTCCTCTATTATAAGGATTTGTGATTTATATATCCCATGGATTTGTGGACTTTTAGTCCAATATCAATGCCAGGGGGAGAACCCAAACTCAAAACTAAGGGGGGATATTAAGGTACTCTATATCCCTCTCATATAAAGTCAGTAAACTTTAAAAAAATTTTAAAAAATTTTAAATTTTAAAAATTTTATCCAAAATTATAAAACTCTTATTTAGAAATTGTCTAAATTAGAATACTAATATGTTGATTATCAGATATGAATTTTTTTAATTTTTGTATTAATTTTTGTTGTATCTTTGCACTGTTTGATGTATGTTTGTGATACATATCATCCATCAGTCAAATGGATTAGAAGTCGGGTTGATAATCTTAAATAAAGATGAAGTTTTCTCCGATACAAACGAAAATGACTTACATATAAACCTTATTGTGCTGCTAACACAAATGCAATGAAAAGCTCAGGGATAAAGCACTTTAGAGGATAACCAAGACCGGGTAAGGTGAAATTGTAAGTTAAAAAATTGAAGGAAGATAATACTTCTCTAGGGAATTATTATTTTTATTTCTTTCATAAGTAAAGATTTAAACTCCTTCTTAATAGAATATATAAGTAATGAAAATTACTTTGATATAAAAAATAACTTGTTATGCTGTTTTGCTCATAAGCAGTGGATTTGTGAATTAATTTTGTTTGGGAAAGTAACTGGAGAAATCCAGTTATTTTTCTTTATACTCTAAAGAAAAGATGGTATTTTAAATATTTTTTTGTAAAATAGTTATTAGTGTATTAATTTTTATTGTATATTTGCAGTTCATTAATAACAATTAAAATTAAATAAAATGGAAGATTTTAAAACACGTCTAATTGAGGAACAGTCCTTATTAGAAGAAAAACTAAACAAATTAAATAGTTTCACTCAAAGTGATAAATTTGATGAAATTGATCCAAGACAACAATCTTTGTTAGTTATACAAGCCGGTGCTATGTATACATATAATGAATGTTTAAAAGCAAGAATTGAAATTTTGTAATTATGGAAAAGAATGTAAATTTTGGTAAAGCTGTAGAAGCTTTAAAAGAAGGTAAATTAGTTTATCGTGAAGGTTGGCATAGAACTGGAATGTTTGTAATGAAACAAATTCCTGCTGAAATTGGATTAGATATTATTCCAAAAATGCAATCAGTACAAGATAGCCTAAAGAAAGAGTTATTGTATAGAGGTATTACTTTAAAATACAATAATCAATTATTATTAATTCAACCAGATGGTACAGCAGATTCATGGAATGCAAGTTCTGCAGATATCTTTGCTGAAGATTGGGTTATTAAAGATTAATTACAATGGGAAGAGCTATTAAAAAACCAGTAGAAATTGAATTTATTACATTTGATGAATTTTGTAAAATCGCAGAAAAAGCAATTGCATTAAAAAAAGATTGTATTGCTTTTAGATTTAAAAATTACAGTGTACAAATACTTTCTAAAGATAAATTTTTAATTGAAACATTAGAAGGTTATCATAATTTTACACCTCAGGATGTATTAATTATAGGAGTAAAAGAAGAAATTTATCCTTGTAAGATAGATATTTTTGAACAAACATATACAGTATTAGAAAAATAATTATGATAGGATATTTAAAAAAAGAAATTTATTATGCAATACAATTATTACAAGATAATAAAAAAGAAGTTGCACAATTTATTGAAGATCATAAATTAAAGAATTTTAGAATTGTTGAACCGGATGAATCAACTAAAGATGTATTTAGATATGAAATAAATAATCTTACTGGAACTTCTGGATGGAGAAATGTTACTAAAGGTAATTATCTAGTTACACAACAAATGTCTAAAATAGCTAATATTGAAGATAATATGGATAATCATTTTATTGAAGTTACTTTGGAATATGATATTAATGGTAAAAAGTGTTAAATATGAATTACCAAGAATTATTTATTTTTACAATTAACAATGTAAATGGTATCATGTCCAAAATGGGAAGACATACCGGAAAATTTGTTATTGTAGAAGAAGAACGTAGTGTCAATAAAGGTACAAGTCAAATATCTTTAGAGTTAAGATTTAAACAAGATACTAATGATATAAGAGTATTGCTAATTCGTAAGGAAATTTCCATTTCTGATGATATTTATTTGCAGGTCCAAGATGTTAAGAATTTAAAATATGAACCATTGTATCATAATTTATATGAAGAATTTTTTGTTTCAATTGTGATAAATAATGATTTTAATGAGTATAGTATTCATAATCCTAAAAATTATAATATTATTTCAATACGAGATTTAATAAAGAATGGATATAAATCAGAATAGTGACAATATTGTACTAAAAATAAAACCTCTATATAAATATATGGCGGAAGTATTAACTTAAAACTTAAATTATTATGAAAAATCGTAAGAAAAAACCTAAGAGTGGTAGTGGTGGAAAGTGCTAACTATTAATAATATAGCTCTTATTTATGATAGGAGCTATATTTTTTATAAATTTTTTATGGAATTTAGTTATTAGTATTGAAATTATTTGTATCTTTGCAGTGTAATTATTAATTAGTTCTTTGATTTATTGAATACAGGCTATTAGTTCAGTTGGTTAGAATATCTCACTGTCTATGAGAGGGTCATCGGTTCAAATCCGATATAGTCTGCAAATAGCGAGATAGAGCAGTGGTAGCTCAATAGGCTCATAACCTATAAGTCGGGGGTTCAAATCCCTCTCTCGCTTCTTTAACTAACTTATGTTAGTTAATTACGTTCTTTGAAAATTTAGTATTGCACAAACCAGTACTAAAATGGCATATTAGATTAAGGGTAGATCGTTAGGTTTTCAACCTAAAAATTCGAGTTCGATTCTCGGATATGCTACAAACCTAGGGGTTTCGACAAGTGGTATGTCAGCGGTCTTCAAAACCGTCAGTAAATGTGTCCAAAGCATTATCGTGGGTTCGAATCCTACAGCCCCTGCTAAACAATTAAAAATTAATAATATGACTATTGAACAAGTTGAAAATTTTAACAAAAGATCATTTCCTTATGTTCTGCAAATAAAAGGAAGTCATACTTATCTTACTAAGTATTTGTTAGACAATATTATAGAAGATCCTGCTAGACCAACGGTTGAAGTAGATTTAATAACAGCTCCAAAAGAAATTATTTTTATTATGAAAAATGAGCTTCTTACTAAGTTATTTGTAGAGGATTATGTTCTATTTATAAATATGGAAAATGAATAAAGAGGATTATAATAATATACCTGTACATTTTTGTACTAATTGTTTATCCTTGAAAATAAGATTTACAGATGATGGAATAGATTTTTGTGATGAATGTGGGGATATAGACATAGAAACAGCTCATATAGATATATGGTCCAGACTATATGAAAGTAAATATGGACACAAATTTTTAAAAACAACAAAAAAATAATTAATTATGGCAAACGAAGTCAATTTAAACAACAGACAACCACAAGCAAAAAAAACATCTTGGAATGCAGAAGAAGTAAATAGTATTGTTAATCAATATCAAAATCAGATTCAACAATATGAACAATACATGCAAGCCATGCAAAATCAAATTAAAGAATTAGAGATTGATGGAATTATTAAGAGAGTTGACATTCTCTTCCAAGTATTAAAACATGGTGATTTATTTGGAGTAGAGTATGTTAATACTTGTGTTGAAGAATTGAAACAAATTATTACTCTTCCAGCAAAACCGGAAGTTACAGAAACTAAGGAAAATAAAGAACCTGAGCTTTTTGATAATGTTCCTGAAACTGAAACTGAAAAAGCAGAATAATAATGGATAAAAAGATTAATCAAGCGGTTATAAGAATACCCTGTAATCTACAGGAGTTTTTCTTCTATTGGGTTAAGTTTCTTAAACCGCTTCATAATCTTACCGAAAGAGAGATTCAAGTAGCAGCAGAATTATTACTAGAAAGATATGAAATATCTAAAACATTAGAAGATCCTAATTTTATAGATACTGTATTATTATCTCCGGAGTCAAAAACAAAAATTAGAGAAAAAGTAGGTATTACAGTTCAACATTTTAATTGTGTATATAAAAGACTTAAAGAAGTAAAGATTATAGTGAATAATAATCAAATAAATAAAAGATTTATACCTAAACTTTATCCTAATGAAAATAATTTTAATTTAACATTGTTTTTTGAATTTGATATATGCAAGTAACTTTTGATGATAATATTAAAAAATTGTGTAAAAAAGTTGCACTAGAACTCAATATTCCAGAGATCGTAGTTACTACTGTATACTATAGATATATAAAAACTCTAAAAAGTAAGATAGAAAAATTACCATTAAAACCACCATTTGAAGAAATGGATGAAGAAAGTTTTAACAAATTGACTGTTAGTTTTAATATTCGATTTATTGGTAAAATTTATACAACTCATACAATGTACAAAGGTAAAAGAAAAGGATGGAAATAAATATTAAAAAAATTAAACCGTTATTTAATCAGATTATAACAACGGCTAATGTATCTGAAGTAATTGAAGGTGAATTAATTACAGATGTAAAACTCTTAAAAAAAGGTGGAGATTTACTAGAACATCAAACAGTACTCTGTGTTGGAGAAGCTGTTAGAACTATAAAACCTGGTGATGTAGTATTATTAAAATTTGATAGATATGCTGTTCGTAAATTCAAACAAGATGGTAATACTATCAAAGATAATATGGATGAATTTTATAGAGAACAAGTTATTCGATATGATATTCCTTCATACGTTATGGATGGTCAAAAAGTATTAAAATTGTATGATAATGATGTAGAGTTCGTTATTGAAGAATTTGAAGAAGTTAAATCTACACCACTTATTAAAACTAAACCAACAATAATATTGTAATATGAAATTACTCCGGTATGATAATTACAAATTAGAAATTTCAGAAGAGGCTCTTTGTATAAGAGTCTTTTCTGATATTTGAAAAAGAGATAAATCTAAACATAAAGATAGAGCTATACAAGAATTTGGTATTATGTATTTTATGTATGATCCTAGATCACCATATATGTATTTAATTGATCCAGAGGAAAGATTTTCTAATATCATAAAACATGAAGGACTTCCTAATAATTATAAAATGGATCCTTTATTAATAGAAGCTTGTGAAGTGTATTGTAATTTAATTACAACTACTAGTATACAATTAATTATGACAGCTAGAGAAGCTGCAGATAAAGTAAGAAATTTTTTATCAGAATTAGATTTGTATGCTGAAGATGATAAAGGAAAACCAAAATATCCTATTAATATGATTATTAATGCTATTAAACAAATACCGGACCTAACAAAGCAATTAAGATTGGCTGAGATTGCTATACAACAAGAAATAGATGAGAATAGTAAAATTAGAGGACAAAGATCCAAAGCATTGTTAGAAGATGGTTTTGATAATTTTAACTCTTAAATACTATGCTAGAACTCAATGAATTTCAAACTCCATTAACTAAAGAATTATTAGATGGTTATCCACAAGAAGTTGTTGATCAACTTTTTGATTATATTAATACAGTACCTTACATATCAAAGCTTATATCTAAAAATAGATTAAGAGCTAAAGATTTACCTAGAGATGCTAAAGGTAGAATAATTGTAGATTTAGCTAATCCTCATATCCTAGAGGATATGGATTATTTTAGACAAACAGCTATACATTTTCAAAAACATGGTGTATACACATTTTTAAGACCTAATGCAAATCCTTCTAGTGAATATGGTAGATGAATGAGTACTGAAGTAAATAGATTATGACATGGGATGATTAGACCTTCGGATGGAGAATGGATTCCAGGTTATATGTATTATTACTTAAATTACCATCCAATTCAACAAACTGTAATAATATCCGGAACTAATCAAGGTGATCGTATTACAGATTTTCCTGAAATGTGAGAAGGTATTTATTGAACTTTTCATTATATTGATCAAGCTAGATTTGGTGGATTATATAATAATTTTAAAGGTGGACAACATTGTGTAGAAATTGCAAAACGTGGTGCATCAAAGAGTTACATATTATCATGTATACTAGCTCGTAATTTTATTGTTGGTATAGATAAATCACAATCAAAAAAAACAAAAGGAACTATTACAGCTTATGAAAAAGAAACTTTAGAAGTAGCTGCTGATGGTACATTAAATAAATTTTATGAATCTATAAATTTTGTAGCAGATAATACAGAATTTCCTAGAAATAGATTAAAAGACTCTCCTGAAAAGATGTCTTGAATAATGGGATATCTTGATGTTGAAACAAATAGACCTAAAGGATCATTAAATTCTGTTCGTGGAGTATCTTCAAAAGATAATCCAGATAAGAGTCGTGGTAAACGTCAAAATGTGTTTTTATATGAAGAATTTGGTAAATTTAAAAAGTTTATTGATACTTATCAAGTAAATTTTTCTTCTGTTCAAGAAGGGGATATTGCTTTTGGTCAAGCTTTTGCAGTTGGTACAGGTGGTACTGAAGGATCAGATTTTACAGGTGCTTTAGAAATGATTTATAATCCTATTGGTTATAATGTTTATGCTTTACCAAATATATTTGATAAAGGTGTTATAGGTAATCAAAAAACTGTATTTTTCTTTGGCGCACCGGTTAATAGAAAAGGATATTATAATAAAGATGGTGTTTCAGATATTACTGGAGCTTTATTATCAATATTAATACAAAGGTATAATTTGAAATATAATTCTACTGATGTTAATATGCTTACCAGAGCTAAAGCAGAAAATCCTATAACTATTCAAGAAGCTATTATGCGTAGGGATAATAATATTTATCCTGTAGCAGATATTACAGATACTTTAAATGAAATAGATTTTAATCCAAGATCTTTAGATTTTATTGAATGTATAAAAATTGATTTAGTTAATGGTGAAACTGTTTTTAAACCTGATATGGATTTAGTTCCGGCTAGAGAATTTCCACATAAAGATAATAAAGTATTAGGATGTATAGAAATACACGAAAGACCTATTGTTGATAGTACTGGAAGAGTTCCATTTGGAAGATATATAGCTGGTATGGACCCTTATGATGATGATGCTTCTGATACATTATCTTTAGGTAGTTTATTTATATTGGATTTATGAACTGATAAATTAGTAGCTGAGTATACCGGAAGACCTTATTATGCTGATCAATTCTATGAAAATGCAAGAAGATTATTATTAGCTTATAATGCTGAATGTAATTATGAAAATAATAAAAAAGGTGTATTCAGTCATTTCTCTAGATATAATAGTTTATATTTATTATCTGAGAATTTGGAATTTTTAAAAGAAAAAAATCCTACTTTAAGAAATGCTTATGGTAATAAATTATATGGTACTCAAGCTACCGGTGGATTTATTTTAAAATATGGTAGAAGTTGTTTAAGAAATTGATTAATAGAACCGGTACAAATATCTAAAATTGAAGATAATAAAGAAGTATTTTATACGGTTCCAAAATTAAAAACAATAAAACATCGTGCTTTATTAAAAGAATTATCATTATTTAATTTAGATGGTAACTTTGATAGACATGATGCTATGGTAATGTTAATGTTACTCAGGGAAGATAAGTTAAGAATATTAGGAGTTGAAGGTGTTGATAGAGTTAAAAATAGATCAGGTAAAGAAGAGGATTTATCTCAAGATGAGTTTTTTAGCAAAAACTATGATAAAAGATTTAATAAAGATAAAAATAGTAATAACACAGTTTAAAAATAAAATAAATTATTTATATTAATCCTGAATAATTTTTTGTATTTTTGCACTTTAAACAAAGTTGTTTATTATGGATAATGAAAATACATATACTACATGACCAAGACAACAGTTGTCTTTCTCTAGTAAAACTAAAGAATGAAGAAAAAGACATCTTAATTGAGCTTTAGGTCAATCATATTGAAATAGTTCTGCTGTAAGATCTTCTGTTAAAAACATGAGAATTAATATTAATCTTATTAGTGGTAAACTTAATATGGAAGATGTTATAAAATATATCAATCCAGAAGATATTGATGATTTCAATGTGGATACTGTTATACCACACTATCCTATTATGAACTCTAAGATTAATTTATTAGTAGGAGAAGAAGCTAAACGTCCTTTTGATGCTAGAGTTGTTGTAACTAATCCAACAGCTATAACACAAAAAGAACAATTAAAAAAGCAAGATATATTACAAAAACTTCAAGAATTTATTACTTCCGGAGCTAAAACTGAAGAAGAAGTAAAACAAAAATCTGAAGAACTTCAAAGATACTATAAGTATGAATGACAAGATCTTAGAGAGATTCGTGCTAATTGATTGTTACAACATTATATTAAAGAGTTAAGTATTCCTTTAAAAAAGAATCAAAATTTTCATACAGCTTTAACTGTTGGTGAAGAAGCTTATATTTGTGATATTGTTTCAGGAGATCTTTCTGTAGAAAAAGTAGATCCATTAAAAATGAGAGCTTATAGATCCGGATCTTCTGTAAATTTTGAAGATGCTGATATTATAGTACTTGAAGATTATTGATCTCCTGGTAAAATTATTGATCATTTTTACGAAGAATTAACTCCAGCTCAAATAAAAAAATTGGATGAATATGGTACAAATGGTGGAATTGATTCCATGAGTGGTACTAGTGAAGTTGATAAATTTATTAATGTAGATGGTGAATTTACAGATTTTGATTCCGACATAGTAAATGGTTACATTAATTTTGGTGGAACTAATTCTTTAGCTACTTCTCCTTATGATAACTTTGGTAATATTAGAGTTATAAGAGTATTTTGAAAATCTAAACGTAAGATGTTAAAAGTAACTTCCTTTGATCCAACTACTGGAGAAGAAGTTATTAATATATTTCCAGAAACTTATGAGTTAGATGTTACTAAAGGTGAAACTAGTATTGTCATTTGAATAAATGAAGCTTGGGAAGGTACTCTTATAGGTAAAGATTCCTATTTAAGAATGAAACCAAGAGATGTACAATATAATAGAATATCAAATCCTTCTAGATGCCATTTCGGTATTATTGGTTCTGTGTATTCTTTAAATGGTTCTAAACCATATTCTTTAGTAGATATGATGAAACCATTTAATTATTTATATGATGTTACTCATGATCGTTTAAATAAAGCTATTGCTTCTAATTGAGGCTCACTATTAAAATTAGATCTTGCTTTAGTTCCTAAAGGTTGAGATATTAAAAAATGGTTTTATTATGCTAAAACCATGAAAATTGCAGTTCAAGATAGTTTTAAAGAAGGTAATATTGGTAAAGCTACTGGTCAAATAGCTGGAGCTTTAAATAATAATTCTAGTGGAACTATTACTGCTGATATTGGTAATTATATTGAACAAAATATAAGATATCTAGAATATCTTAAAATGGAAATGTCAGATATTTCTGGTATTTCAAAACAACGAGAAGGTCAAGTCTCTAACAGAGAAACTGCTGGTGGTATTGAAAGATCTAATTTACAATCTTCTTATATTACTGAATGATATTATACTGTACATGATGATATTATTAAAAGATTGTACGAGTGTATGTTAGAAACTGCTAAAATAGCAATGAAAGGTAGAAGTAAGAAATTTCAACACATTGTTGGTGATCATGCTATTCAAATGGTTAATATTGAAGGAGATGAGATGGCAGAAGCTGATTATGGTTTAATTGTAGATTATACAGGATCTTCTTTAGTCAAAGATAAATTAGAAACTCTTGCTCAAGCAGCTTTACAAAATCAAACATTATCTTTCTCTACACTAATGCACATCTTTAATTCAAATAATTCTATTGCTGATATACAAAGAAGAATTGAAGAAGATGAAAGACAAATTAGAGAATCTAATGCTCAATCTCAACAAGCTGAATTAGAATCTCAAGAAAAACAATTACAAATTCAATTAGAACAATCTGCTTTAAATAGAGATGTTTTAATTGATAATAATATAAGAGATAATGAAACTAAGATTTTATTAAAACAATTAGAATTTCAAATTAAATCTCTTGAAAATCAAGATTCTACAGGGGATGGTATTGTAGATAGAGATCCTTTAGATAAGGAAAAATTATTGATACAATTAAAAGAATTTTCTGAAGAAATGGCTTTCAAAAGACAACAACACAATGATAATATGTCTGTTAAAAAAGAGGAATTATCTATAAAAAGACAATCTGTTAATAAACCAAAATCTACAACATAATGATACGTAAAGATAAACGAAGTGATTTAAAATTAGGTATTCCATTTTTAAATACTGAAAATATTCCTGAAATTCCTTCAGCTTCTATTATTGTAGAAATTTTTACAGCAGAAACTAAAAAAATAATTGCTAAAGTAGACTATAATTATACAACAAATACAAGAACTTTTATCAATTGTTTTTTTAAGGATGTACAATATTCCGGAATAACAGGATTAAAACCTATATTAGTAATACCTATTGATAGACCTATGTTCAATCCTGGAATTTTAAATTGTACAGTTACTATAATTAAACAAGATGAAGATTTTCCAGATAATACTCAAAAAATAGTACAATCATTAAAAACTAATATAAATATCATATAATGTCTGAACAAGTATATGATCTTTCTAATAATAATCAATTAACTGTTCCAGTTGATTTAAGTGTTGATATTATTCAATTAGATTCTATATTGGATTTGGTTGATATTGGAATAGATTTTATTATAGTAGAGCCAATGTTACTGGATACCAATGGTAAAACTCCTTATCAATGAGTAGTTGAAAATGGTTATGAATATGATGAAGAAACTTTTTATTCTCAATGATTAACTTCTTTAAATGGTGGGTCTTCTGGTGGTGTATTTACTAATCCAACTCCAACAGATATTACTGTTGGTGGATTAGTTGAAAATTCAATAATACAAGGAGATACATGACAAGAAATTATATCTAAGATAGTATATCAAGAAAAATTTCCTACTATAGTAGACCCATCTTTTGATGTTATAGTTCCACAAGGTAATATATTTGAAATAAATGATTATTCAAAATTATATTTTTATTTAAGATATAATTTTGGAAGTATAACACCTGCTTATGGAACTAATGGTTTTAGGAGTGGTAGTGTTGTAAAATATATGATGGGAAATACTAATATTCCATATTCAAGTAATAATCAATTATATTGATATAATCCAGATGAAGTTATCCCGGTAGTATATGAACCATATACATTAAATCTTTTATTTTCTGTGGTAAGAATGGTTGGACCACAACCTTTATCAAACAAAGGTAATCCATATTTATCTCCATATCCGGCAGGAAATTTTCAAAAAAGTGTTGTAATTTATTTTGTATTACCTTGATACGCTACTGTAGAATCTTTAACAGAATATTATAAATTACCTTTAGATATTTTAAGTAAAGAATATTTTGAAACAAATATGATTGGAGAAAATATTTTAGGTGATAAACAAGTTGCTTTATTTAGTATATACCATAATACAATAACTGGTATTAAACAATATAATACATTATCCGGAGTATGAGAATGAATAAATGGTACTAAAGAATTATCATTATCTACTTTCGATATATCTTCAACTACCATGGAAATTAATGGTAATACATTTTCATACATTATGTATAAACATAATGGTCCAACTATAGGTAATAGAAAATTAAGATTTTATACAACATAATGAGTAATAGACAATTTGGTATATTTCCTTTAAGTGGAAATTTTGAAATACAATATGCCGGTCCAATAGATCCTAGAAATAATATAGAATCTAAAGATTTATTATTTAAAGAATCTACATGATTAAGTACTGATAAAAGTATTTATATTTATAATGGTATGCCGGTTATAGTATGAAATGATCAAAATGTTGAAAATAATGGTTTGTATATATTACTAAATAAAAATTTATATACTATTGAATCTTCTTGGTTATATATTGGTAAACAAAAAAATAGTATATTTGCAGGACCAAAATCAAGTAGTACTGATTCAGGTGTTATTGGTGATATAAGTATAACAGATGATTATGTATATATTTGTGTATCAACAGGTAATGTTGGAAATGCTACTTGAAAAAAAATACCTTTATTTGCAACAACTTAAAAAAATAATAATTATGTCTAGTAAAAAAACAAAAGAAATTGCAGAAAATTATCAAAAATCATTAGATGCTACTAATGAAATTGCAAAAATTCTAAATGAAGCACATGAAGAAGATTTGAAATTTCTAGAATCTAAAAAAGAAGAAGTTACAACTATTTTATCTGAAAATAATATCTTTTGTGGTGTTATTTTAGATACAGCTACTATTTTAGAAATATTAAAATTACATATTGAAACTAACGAACCAGTTAAAATACCATTTAATTTGTATTTTAACTAGTATAAAATTTAAAAAATTATGGCACAATTTGATCTTCACTTATACCAAAATATTCACGCAACTGGTATAGAATTTACTGAACGTTTAGTAAATATCACAAAAGGTGGAATACTTTCTGCGAATGCTTCCGGAGTACCTACTATATTACCTGTTGGTACAAATGGTTACCAATTAGTAGCGGATAATGCTACTGCTACAGGATTAAAATGACAAGCTATTTCTGCTGGTCACACTCAAGGTACTGATAATGGTACAACTTCAGAGGCATTTCATTTAGATTCTGATAATTTTGATATTGTTTTAAAAGCATTAGATTCTGAAAGATTAGAATTATGACAATCAGGTTTAATAGATAAAGCAAGTTTAGGGATACATAATCTCGATGCTCATAGTATCAATACTGTAGGGGGTATAATTTCAAATACTCCAACTGAATGAAATCATATTGTTAATAAATCTTATGCAGATTCTTTAATCGCAGCTAATAACGCTATGATTTATAAAGGAACTATTGGTACTGGTGGAACTTGAGAAATAATTGCATTCAACGCTTTGAATACTTATAATGTTGGTTGAACTTATAGAGTAATTACTGCTGGTACTATAAAAGGTGTTGTTTGTGAAGTTGGAGATCTTATTACTGCTATTGTATCTAGAACAGGTTCTGGTAATGTTAATGCTGACTGAACTGTAGTACAAACTAATACTGATGGTGTTGTAGTTGGACCTTCTTCTTCTACAGATAATTATATAGCATTATTTAATGGAGCTACAGGTAAATTATTAAAACAATCAACTTCTGCTATTGGTACAATGGCTTATGAAACTGCTACAAATTATGTAGCTAAATCTACTTTAACAGCTCAAACTGTTTTAGCAGCAATATCTTCCGGAACTCCAGTAGCTATAACTTTAAATGCAAACACTTTACTAGGTAGAAAAGGTGGTGATATTCAAGCTTTAACTGCTTCTGAAATTAGAACTATTCTAAATGTAGCCGATGGAGCAAATAATTATACTCACCCTTCTGAAGGTGGTGGATCATTAGGTAATATGACCGGAAATACTGTGTTACAAAGTATTACAGTAAATGCAAATGGACACGTAACTGCTACTTCTACAAGGTCTTTAAATGCTTCTGGTATTGGTGCTTTAGCTGATTGAGTAACTGCTCCTGCATCTAAAACAGCTTCCGGAACTGCTGGACAAATAGCAAAAGATGATAATTATTTGTATGTTTGTACAGCTACAAATATTTGGAAACGTTCAATATTAGCAACTAATTGGTAGTATATGGCTAATGGTACTTATAAATTATTAAAACAAGATACTTCTGGTAATTGAAATGAAGTAGATATTTTAGCTGAAAATGGTAAAGTTCTTGGCTTTGATTCTTCTTTAAATCCAGTTATGCTTAGTACTAGTGGTGGAAGTAGTATACCTAGTATATGAGTTGAATTTACAGGTACTAGAACAACTAATACAACTTTCACTTTAACTGGTAATCAAACCTCCATCTTTACAAAAGGATTAATTATTAAGTGGCTTGAAAGTACTGATGTAAAATGTGGTATGGTTATATCAAGCTCTTATTCTACTGTTACAACAGTTACAATAGTTGGAGATATTTGTAGTTCAACAGCTTCTAATTTTAAATATAGTATTATTCCAGTTGAGGTAGTTAGGTTTGCTATAGCTGGTACAATAGGTACTACAGGTACTAATGTAATGAATGCTTATTGTGCTAATTATGATTGTAGAGTTTTAGGTGCAGATTTACAAACAGGAACAGCTGGTACTACAAACAATACAACAATTGATATAAATAAAGCTGGAGTTACTATGTTTACTACAAAACCAACGTTAGCAACTACTGTTTCAGCTTCAACATCTGTTTTTACTGCTGATTCAGATACTTCATTAACTATGAATAATAAAGTTACTATAGATATTGATGCAGTTAAATCAACTCCATGTATAGATCTTTATGTACAATTATATATTTTTCAAACAAGACTTTTAAATTTAAATTAATATGATAGGAGAAGTTTATGAAATAGTACCAGGTACTTATAATAATGAACAAGAAGTTCAAGTAAAATTTACTAAAACTGTTGAACAGGATGAGGTTAGAGTATATTCAGAACAAGATATTTTAAATACTATAGCGTATTTAGAGCAACAAAAAATAAATTTTTGTGCAATAAAAGACGCTGAAATTGAAGTCAATAATCAAATGTTAGCTAAAATAAGGGCTATTGATAGAACAAATAATATTGCTGAATAATGAGTCTTGGTGAATATATAGGAGCGGGAAGCAGTATAACTAAGTTATTATTGCACATGAACGGTAACTCAAACGATTCGAGCGGTAATGGTAATAATGGTACAGATACTATGATAACTTATAGTAAACTGTATGGGAAATTTAACGAAGGGGCTTTATTGAACGGCAGCTCTTCCTATATTAAAATTCTTAATAGCTCCTCTTTGAACATGCCCAATAACTTTACAATTTCGGTATGGATAAAAAAAAGCTCAATAAACGATAAACATATACTTATAAAATGGGGTAGAGGATCCACTCCGAGCAGGAATCAGTATCACTTATGGGTATATACTAGCAAGTTATCTTTATTTGTTAGGCAATCAAATTTAATAGATGTTGCGATTTTTGATACAGATCAAGTGCCTACTAATAAATGGACAAACGTAATATTTACAGGAGATAATTCATATATAAATTTATATGTTAACGCCAGCAAAAAAAATTCTGTAGTATGGTCTGGTTCATTAAATGTACCAACAACCGCAAATGATTTAGGCGTTGGCGTAAAGATAGAGAATGGTAGCCCAGCGGATCCTTCTTATTTCGATGGTCAAATTGACGAAATAATAATCGAGAATCGAGCTTGGACTCATGTTGAAATTCAAAAGTATTATACTAACGCTTTAGGTAGATTCGCTACAATATAAAACTTAAATATTATGCAAGATCCAATTTTAAAATATAAAACCATATTTCAAAAAAAGGGATATACCTTTTCAGAAGATTTGAATATTATAGGTATCCGAAATAAAAATGTTGGTAATATAGTTACTAACAAATTTGATGATACGTTAGTTCTTTTATATAAAGATTCTTTGGGTAAATGGATATATAAAGAATATGCAATAACTACTGATCCCGGACTTTATTATGTTGTTAATGAATTATTAAGTCCTAAAGGGGTTGGTATTATAAAGGAAGGTCAGTATGTAAATTGTTATGGTATTGATTATCATCAAGGTAAATATCCAGCTTTATGTCAAAGATGGGGTAAAATTAATGTTTATCGTGATCGTAATAAAGATAATTACTATGATTTTGTTAATGAAGAATCTGGAATGTTTGGTGGAAATATCCATTGTGCTGGAATAGATAGTATTCTTGTAGATAAATGATCTGCTATGTGTCAAGTATTTAAACGTAAAAAAGATTTTGATGAATTTATGCAAATAATATCTTTATTTAAAAATAAATTTAATAATAAATATACTTATACATTAATTAACACTTTAGATTTTAACTAGACTTATGGAGCCTATTACTACTGCAACTGTCGCAACTAACATTGATTGAACAACTATTATTATTACTATTATTAGTACTGTACAAGCTGTTTTACTTGGATGATTTGTTTATAATCAATATACTAAAAATAAAAAAACAGATCAAGATGTAGAACGTGAAAAGTTACGTCAAGAAACTGAATTAGAATTACTTAAAGAAAGAACTAAAGCAGACAATCAAAATATTGCAATAATTTATAATGAATTACATGAACTTTTATTAGAATCCGGAGCTGATAGAGTTTATATAGTACAACCTCATCCACCACATGATCAACATTTAATATCTGTTACCATGGAAGTTGCTCAAAAAGGAGTTGTTCCTATTAAAGCTTCTATACAAAATATACCATTTGCAGATCTTCCTGTAATAGTTAAAAATTTAGCAACCAATTGTTTTAATATGTTTGCAACTATTGAAGATTTTGGAGATTCTAAAGCTCAAAGTATTGCTAGAATAAATGGTATATACCAATCTGCTGCTAAAAGAATGGTAAATTCTTCTGGAGTATGAGTTGGAAATTTATTTGTTGATTATAATAGTTCTACTAGTATTTCAGAAACTAAACTAAAAGCATTTTTAAAAGATCATGCAAACACAATACAACATATTTTACCTGAGTTTAAATAACAAAACAATGATAACTTCAAAAATAAAAAATTATGCAATACTAATTTTATTCATATTAATATTAATTTCTTCTGTTATAACCTTTATTTTTATTAAGAGACTTAGAATAGAACAGAATGAATATTCTAATTTATATAATAATTTTGATGCTCTAAAACTTGAAAATACAGGTTTAAACGAGAAAGCTAGAGTATATAAATTAACTATTGAAGATTTAGTGTATTTACAAGATTCTATTACTATTAAATTATTATCAACTATGGATTCTTTAAAAATAAAGGAATCCAAAATAAAAAGTTTACAATATTATTTAGAACATTTTATTAAAAGAGATACTGTTATATTTAAAGATACTATTTTTGTTCCGGAATTAAATATAGATACTACATTAAAATATCCATATTATAATTTATTTTTACATTTAGAATATCCGAATATAATTATAGCAGAACCTTCAATATTTAATGAAAAAGAAATATTTGTTGCTAACGAAAGAGTTACAATAAAACCACCTAAAAAATATTGAATACAAAGAATATTTCAAAAAAAACATACTATATTAACAATAGATGTTGTAGATAAAAATCCATATATGATTACAAAAAAACAAAGGTTTATTGAGATCATAAAGTAAATACAGTAATAAAAATTTAACAATTATATTACTAGAATATTTTAAAGTCATATCATTGTTAAAAAATTATTATTATTTTTGCATTATAAAACAACAAACAATATAAAGGTTAAACAAAAAAAATTAAAACTATGCAAGGATTAGATTTAGAAAATATTGAAGTAATTGAGGAACCATTTAGTCCTTTTGATTCTTTAATACCAGATAAAAATCAAAATATTGCTCCTAAAAATGAAGAAGGAGAAGAAATTGTAGAAACTCCAGATATTAATCCGGATGATATATTTGAAGATTCAGAAAATATTTCTGAAAATTTAGAAAATAAAGATGATAAAAAATCTACTACATTTGGTATTTTTGCAAATGCTCTAGTAGAAGAAGGTGTATTTACCTCTATTAAAGAAGAAGATATTAAAGAAGTAAACAATTCTGAAAAATTAATAGAATTGGTAGAAAAAGAAATATCTAGTAGATTAACCGAAAAACAACGTAGGATTGATGAAGCTTTATCTGTAGATGTACCAGTTGATACTGTTCGTCAGTACGAAGGAGTTATAGAATTTTTAGATACAATAGAAGATGCAACATTATTAGATGAAGGTGAAGATGGTACTAAACTAAGAGAAAATCTTATTATGCAAGATTTTTTAAATAAAGGATTTTCAAAAGAACGTGCTGCTAGAGAAACTAAAAAATCTTTTGATACCGGATCAGATATTGAAGATGCTAAAGAAGCTTTATTATCAAATAAAACTTTCTATAAAGAAAAATATACTCTTACTATCAAACAAAAACAAGATACTATTAATGCTGAAAAAACAGCAGAAGTAAATAAACATAAAAATATTGAAAACAAGATTTTAAAAGATAAAGAATTACTTCCCGGTGTTGAAATAAATGAAGATACTAGAAAGAAAATTGCTGATAATCTTTATAAACCTGTTTTTACTGATGCTAAAGGTAGGAAATTTTCAGCTATTCAAAAATTTCAAGAAGAAAATTCTGAAGAATTTATGACAAAATTAGCTACTATATTTACTTTAACAAATGGATTTAAAGATTTTAATAAAATCGTTGCTCCAATTGTTAATAAACAAACTAAAAAAGCGATTAATGAATTAGAACATTCTATTAGAGGCGCTAATATTCCTAATAATAGTGGTTTACAATTTTTTAATCAAATGTCTGACGAAAACTCAAATGATACAGGAACATTTGAACTCGATATTAACTAATAATTAAAATTTTAAATTATGGCAACACAATTAGGTAGATACCAAACCCTTAATTTCATGGGATGAAAGGGTACTACTAAAGACAATCACATTGGAGCTATCTTTCAAAAATCGCCACAAAAAGCAACTAACTTTATGATTGAGCTTTTAGCTTATCGTAGAGGTAAAGTACTTGAAAGCTATTTAGCTAAACTTCCAAGAAAAGAATTTGAAACTGATGATGAAATTACATGGGAAGTTATTGGTGGATCAAGAAGAAATATTCCAATTCTAAGTTGTAGGGATGCTTCCGGTACTGAAGTTACCACTGGTAACGTAGGTGTTGGTGGATTACCTTTCTACACTGTTTTTGCTGAAGATTGGTTTGCTGATGGTAATGTTATTGTGGGAGAATTGAATGAGGTTTATCCTATTCGTATTTTAGGTGATCCTATGGTAGAAGGTACTAACTATGTTTACAAATGTGAACTTATGGGTGGTATTTTAACCGGTATTCCTGCATCAGAGTTATCAAACGGTAAACGATTCAGTGTTGAATACTCTCCAGTAGAAAGAGAATTTTCAAGAAAAGTTGGTGATATTAGATTTACATCTCCAATATCTCTTAGAAATGAATTTTCAACCATCAGAATTTCTCATACTGTTCCAGGTAATAGCTTAAATAAAAAACTTGCTGTTGGTTTACCTGTAATGGATAAAGAAGGAAAAAAAACTACTTACACTACTTGGATGCACTATGTTGATTATCAATTAGAAGAAACTTTTTCTGATGAAAAAAATCATGCTTTAGTGTATGGACGTAGTAACAGAAACTCCAATGGAGAATACCTTAACTATGGTAAATCTGGTAATGTTATTAAATTAGGTGCTGGTATTAATGAACAACGTGAAGTATCAGGTGTAATTTATTACAACACTTTCAGATTGAAACTTATTGAAGATGCTTTATATAGTTTAGCAACTTCTAAATTAGGAATGTCAGATCGTAGATTCATTATAAGAACCGGTGAACGTGGAGCTTCTGCTTTCCATAAAGAAGTATTAAATGTTACTTCCGGATGGACAGCTTTTGCTTCTATTGATGCTGCTGCTCTTGGTATGATTCAAAAAACTCAATCAAACTTACATAGTAACGCTCTAACAGCAGGATTCCAATTTACAGAGTTTAAAGCTCCTAATGGATTGGTTATCAAAGTTGAAGTGGATCCTATGTATGATGATGAAGTTCGTAATAAGATTAGACACCCACTTGGTGGTGTAGCTATGTCTTATAGATTTGATATTGACTATATTGGATCTATGGATGAACCTAATATACAATTAGCTTCTATTCGTAATGAACCTGAATTACATGGATATCAAGCTGGTTTTAGAAATCCATTCACCGGACAAATCAATAACAATAACATGTCATTTGATATTGATGGTGCTATCTTCCATAAACAAGCAAGTTTTGGAGCTATTGTATTTGATGCTACAAAATGTATTTCTTTAATACCTGCTATTTTAAGAGGATAATCTAAATAAATTAGGGTATGTGAAATACCATACCCTAATTTTTATTATAAACAAAAACAACAACAACAATGGCTAAGCAATTATCTGAAGAAAATAATAAACTAGAGTTTGATATAGATGATGTTTCAGAAGAAATACCTATGGTTAGTATACCATTAATAGAAACAAAATCAACACAAAAATCAAATAGTAAACAAATGAATACTGTACAAACAGAAACTCCAACTTTAATAAACTGTTTAAAAAACGAAAAAATTATTGTCAGATTCATAAATAGAAAATATGAATTAACAAATAATCCAAAACACGTTTATTATGGTGGTATGGCTAATAGTGCAGTACGTATTTTTACTTTACCTATTGATTATAATACAAAAGCATTTACTAATCCTTTAACTAAGGAAGAACAAGATTATCTTGAACATATTTTAGGATTAGAAGAAAATGAACTTTCTGTATATAGAAGAGTTAATAATTTTTGGGAAAATTTTTCAGTACCTCTACGTAAAGAAGATAATATTTTTGATTTATCTGATCCTATTAGTTATATTCAATATAAAGTATTGTTATGTAATAGTGATCAAATAGCTTCTTCTTTAGGAGAATTATCAGCTACTCCAAAAGCAACTTATCAATTTGTTATAGTATCTCCAGAAGAATTAAAATTAAAAGAATCTTCTGAAATGACTATTACTACTAAAGCATATAGATTATTTGGTCAAATCGAACAAAATACTACAAAATTACGTTATGTATTAGGTATTATGGAAGGTAAACCTGTATCTGATAATGTAGATCCTGAATGGTTAGTAACTCAAGTACATACCCAATTAAAGAAAAATCCACAACTATTTGTAGATATCTTAAATGATAAGTTACTTGATATTAAATTATTAATCTTTAAAGCTGTAAAAGCTAAATTAATAAATAGAGTAGGTACATTATATTATGATGCTGATACTAGAACTCCACTTAGTGAAGGTGCTATTGATCCTACTATTGAAGTAGCTTCTGCTTATATAGCTTCTCCAAAAAGACAAGAATACAAATTATTATTAGAAGCTAAACTTAATCAATAATGACTACACAAGAGTTTTCAATAGAATTTGACATACTATTTAATAATATCAATAGTAATCAATCTCAAGGAATAAATGAGTATGAAAAATCTGTTTTTCTTACTCATGCACAAAATGAGTTGATTAAAAATCATTTTGGTATGGCAAATAATGGAAGAGAAGCTTTGAATACATCTCCTTATAGAGATTCAGAATTTTCTTCTCTATTTAAAACTATCTCCTTAAATAATGGAATTGTACAGGATATTAGTCCTGTACAATCCTTATATCCTAACAGAGTGAAGCGATTCATTTTAGAAAATGATTATTTATTCATTATAAATGAACTTTGTGATATAGTAAAAAAAGACATTGATGGCAATGTTATTGATTTAATCAAGACAAATGTTGTTCCTGTACATTATGCCGAGTTTTCGAGATTAATGTCTACAAGTTATAAAGAACCTAAATTAAATGAAACTTGACGTTTATTAGGTCCTCAAGAACTTGAAAATACTACTGTCATGGATTTATATATTAGATATGGATATATAATTGATAATTATATTATTAGATGTGTGCGAAAACCTAGACCAATTATTACCGTAGATTTAGATGGCGAATTTTCAGAATTAACAATAGAAGGATATAATACTAAAACTGAATGTGAATTGCATCCTGTGTTACATCTAGCAATATTAAAACGAGCTGTAGTATTAGCAGATATGTCTAGATTAAAACAACCGGATTCTCAAATTAACCCAATAAATTATTAATGAAAACAAAAGAATTTTCTCAACAATTTGATTTGTTGTTAAGTAGTTTTAAAGATTTTAATACTTATGGTTTAACTATAGGACAAGTATTATCTTTGAATGAATATGAAAAATCTATGTATCTTACTATGGCTCAAGAAGCTATAGTATTAGAATTAGTTAGTGGTAAAAATGGTTTTAGAGATTCGTTTGAAAAAACAGAAGAAGTTCGTAGATATTTACAACCTTTGGTTAGAGAATATTCTATTAACAGATCTACTTCTATGACATACACTGGTGTTTCATCTTATTCTCAGTTTTTTTCTTTAGAAGATTTACGTATAGATAATATATGATATATAGTTTTCGAGAAAGCAACTTTGGTAAGTAATCGGATCACCGAAGTTAAACCTGTATCTCATAATGACGTTTACAGAACTTTACAAAATCCTTTTAGAAGTAATTTTAATCGGACAACATTAAGATTAGATGTAAGTGATTATTCTGATAAGGTTATAGAACTTATAAATTCTACTAATATAAAATCCTATTATTTTAGGTATTTAAAAAAACCAAATCCAATTATTTTAGAAGACTTTGATGAGGTAAGTATTGATGGAATTAAAAATATTACAGAGTGTGAATTGCATGAAACTCTTCATGCTTCGATACTTGGCAGGGCTTATGAAATGGCTCTACAAGCTTATATTACTGCTCGTGGAACAGTTCCGGCTAGGGAACAAAAAGAAAATAATACTAACAAAAATTAAAAATTAAATTATGGCAACTTTTTCAACTAACCTTGTTAATCATTTATTCGTGGTTAAATCTGCTGTGGCTTATACAACTATGCCAACTGCTGAAGGTGCTGCTACTTTTAAAAATTGTGGTAATGGACAAATCGCTTTATCTTATGTAGGTAAAGGTGGTTTATCTAAATCAGATTTTATTAAAACCTCTACTATTCGTAATTTAAAAGTTACAAAAGGTAGTGCTTTAAAAAGAGGTTTACGTAAAGTAGAAGTAACTCTTAAATCTGAATATATTAGCAGTGGTTCAATTAATAATACATTAATACCTGCCGGTACTGAATGTTTATTGAGAACAACTTTCTTTCAATATGGTGCGCCTTCTAATGAAGAACAAATAGCAAAACTTGGAGCAACTACTGTTACTTCCGGAATGACTACTGAACAATTTTATACTAATTTGAAAAATAATTTAGTTGCAAATTATTCACATGAGCCAATTCAACTATTAGATTTTTCTCTTAAAGGTGTAAAAGCAACTAAAACTATGTCCACAAATGCTGGAATTACTATTACAGCTAAGTCTGTAGGAACTGCTGGTAATAGTATTAAGTTCGCTATTGATTCTATTACAGCTACTACTGCTGCTATAGCTATTAATGTAACTTCTGGTGTTACAACTATCACAGCTTCTTTGACTGCTGCTGCTAAAACTATTGGTGCTTTAAAAACATTAGTAGCTGCCGATGCAATTGCTGGTGCTTTAATTACTATTACAGGAACTGATGCTACTGCTGCTGCTGTAGAAGCTGCTGTAACATTAGAAGGTGGTACTACTACAGGTATTGTTGTAGAAGAAATTATGCAACCTTTTATTGTAGGTAGACTTTCAAGTGATCCTTTAAATTTCGTTATTGAATTTAATTCTAGTGATATTTATCACTCCTCTGGTCCTATTACATTAGAAAATATTGTATGGGGAACTGCTACTGACGTAAATTCTACCTCTTTTGTAGGTGTAGGATATAAAGTAGCTGATATGGAATATTTCTTCCATGGAGAACGTGGTGATGTTTATAGAGGAGTTGGATTCCCTAATGTAATCAATACTAAGTATTTTGCTGATACTAGTAAAGTTTATAATTTAATTGATATGGATTTCAGTTTCTCTGATGGTGGATTTCATCCTCAAGAATCTTTAAAACATATCACAATTGCTTGTGAAGAAACTTCCGAAGTTGACTATACTGTAACTAATGCACTTATCACAGCTTTGAATGGTGCTGCTGGTTCTACTCTTGCTAATGCTTTATCGTAATTAATTAACCTTATGTTGTTGAAGAGGGGGTGGTAGGTATTCTTACTACCCCTTTTTAAATTTAAAGAGATGATATATACAACCATAAATAAAATATATTTAAGTGAAGCTGGAAATCAAATATTTTTTGATATTGCTTCTGCTGCTCCTACTAATTTTGTTTTACATAGTATTGTATTAGAAAAATTTGAAGATTTAGAATTTTCTGCCGGTATTCCAATACCATCAGAAACTCCATTTGCTACTATAACAAATGTTGATATAGTTGATTTTGATGTTACTCAATTAACTTTCAATACTTCACACATGATTAATCCAGTTGGTAAATCATTGTTATTTGTTTTTATTTATTATGCTACTGTAGCAGATCCTACTACTATATCTCTTAGTAATTATGATATATTTTGTATTCATAATGGTTATGATTATGCAAAAGCTTTTATGAATCTTACTAGAAAAATAAATCAAAACAATAGTACTCCAAAAGAAATGGTAGATATTATTTTATTAAATAAAGCTATCCATTATGCTATACTTTCAAGTAATTACCAAAAAGCTAATATTTATTTTCAAAAATTAATAAAATATTATGACTAATCAAGATGTATTTAATATGTTAGATACTTATTACACTGACATAAGCACAGAAGGGTTTTTAGCTTATTATAATGTATACAATGCTTTAGTGGCTACTGAATTATTAGAATTTATATCTGATAGTTCTAATCAACATATTTTTAATGATTATCCACAATATTCTATTGATATAGATACTGCTTTAGCTGTATTAGAAAATAATACTTATTTTATAACTATTACAAGACCCTTCGATATTGTAATTCCTTTATTTTAAAAAATTTATAATAAAGTATTTTATTAATATCCTTGCATAGTATTAATTTTTTAATTATCTTTGCAGGGATATTATTATTTTAATAAAAAAACAATATATATGACTTATAGACAGATAGTTTTCATGATTTTAGATTTACTTAGACAAACATCTAAAGACAGTAATTTTGAAATTGATCATATAATAAAAGAAGTAAATGATGTTAGAAATCTATTACTAAAACAAAGATATTCTGATATTAGAAAGGAAATTTCGGATGTTAATTTCCAAGAGATTACTATTTATTTAACAGATGTTTCATCTTTAAATAAAAAGTATATAATGTTAAAAAGTAATAAAGTTGTTCCGGATATATTAAATATAGCCAGTACGCCTACTAAATCATTAGATTCAATAAATTTTTCTTTCATTTCAAATTATAGATTTGTTTATACCGGTTATAATGAATGATTATCTAGTATTATTTATGGTACAGTTTTATCAGATAAATATTTTTATATTAAAAGTATGAATCCTCAAGTAAAACACATGACAAGTATTAGAATAATGTCTATTTTTGAAAATCCAATTGATGTATATTATTACAACGATCCAGATCTTATTGCTAATGGTATAGATGTTTTAGATATGATATTTCCTTTAGAAGGAGCTTATATACCTGAACTACAAGATATTGTATTAAAAAGATTAGCACCAAGTTTAGGTTTTCCAAAAGATACTATAAATAATAATAACGAAGATAATAATAACATACAACAAAAAGTTAATTAATAATGAATAAGGATATTTTCATTTCTGAATGTAAGAAAGTAAATAATACAAGAAAACATAAAGCTACTCATTCTTTTGGTATATATGATTTCTTTAAAGATTATAGGAAGAATAAACCAAAAGATCCTAGATATAATATTGAAGAAAAACAATATTCATATATAATAAATTCTATTAATTCCGGAATATCTGATTTATTATCTATAGGTATTAGTGTTACAATGCCTTGTAATTTTGGTACTTTTGAAGTTCGTAAACATGAAGTAAAACCAAAAATAGATAATAATGGTAAATTAAAAATAAATGCTCCTGTGGATTGAGAAGCTACTTTTAATTTATGATATGAAGATGAGGAAGCTAAACAAAAGAAAACACTTGTCCGAACTAATGAAAAATTTATATACCGAATTAAATGAAACAAAAAAGAATCTAATATTATAAATATTAAATTTTTCAAATTCAAAACAAGTCGTCCATTAAAATTATCTTTAAAAGATAATATTGAGAAAAATATTTTAAAAGAAGCATATTTAATACATCCTAACTATGGCATATAATTATGTAAATTCTAGAATAATACTAGATAGATTATTATCAAATCCTCTATTATCTGATTTAACTTTAGAAGATTTAATTTCACATACTGTAGATTTTTTAAGGATTGTAGGTATTCCGGATTTTTTTGAAGAAAGAAATGAAGAATTTATTGTAGAAAATAATAGAGTATTATTACCAAAATATTTTTATGAAGTAAATCAAATTGTAGATAGTAATGGTACTATAGATTTAGCTACATCAACTTTTCATTATGATATAACTAATAGTAATTATAGTAAAAAATTTTTTATACGTAGTGGTTATATACATTTTAATTTTAAATCCGGAACTATAAAAATGTCATATCAATCACTTCCTGTAGATGAAGATGATATTCCGATGATTCCAGATAATTCAGATTTTACTAGAGCTTTATTAGCTTATATAAAGGTTCAAAAGTATACTGTATTATTTGACACTGGTAAATTAAATCAAGCGGTATTACAATTAGCTCAAAGAGATTATGCTTTTGCTGTAGGAGCTTGTGAAACAGAATTTCAAAGAATGAATATTCCTTCTATGGAAGAATTTCGTAAAATGAATAATAAAGTATTTGTTGATAGAAATCAATATAATAAAAAATTTAATAATTTAGGAAACTAAAATGGCTGAAGATAAAAATCAAAGTCCAATACGTAACCAACAACTAAAAGTTATTGGTATGTTTAAAGATGCTAGTCCTAGTGGTATAAATCCACCTGATAGTATGTTTAAATCAAATCCTCAATATGCTTTTGATATAAAGAATATGAGGTTTTCTCCTTTAGATGGACCATTCTTATTTGATATAGTAAATGAGAAAGGTAACACAAAATTAAATATTAAAAACATTACTACTAATTTATATGAAGATCAAAATATTCCAGATACAGATAATTTAGAAATAAAAGGTACTCCAATAGGTATTAATGTTTTTAATGATGAATTAGTAATATTTACTACAGAAGATACTGCTGTTCCTATCATAGTACCACCAGAAAATTCTTTATTCCAATATAAATCTTTTCAAATAGAATTAGTTGATAATTCATTTACTGTAAGATATGAATTATTAGAATTAAATAATAATTCAAAAATACAATCTCCAAATATAAGTACTCATGTTGAATTTACTCTAATTGATCTTGAAACTAATAATAAAACAGATTTAGTTTTAATTTCAAATAAAGGAGAGTTAAGAAGTACTATGAGTTTAAATTTATCAGATTATACCTATTCTTTTATTTTAATAAAAGAAATAAAAACATATTATGAATATAATACAATTAATTCTAAAATATTATATAGAAATATTATTGGATTAAGTTATTTAAAAGGTACTAATTCAAATACGGATTCAAAATATTCTACAAGAATATTAAATTTATCCACTGTTATAAATGTTATTTTTCCAAATTATTCAACTGAAGAACAAACATTTGCAGAGTCAACAGAAATTGAAATAATTTCAAAAAATGAAAATGCTCCAAATTTTGAATTAATTAATGGTGAATTAATTGAAGACACATCAACTTCTGATAATTTTATATTTACAAATAAAGAAAATTTTCAATCTACCTATAAATATATAAGTTATAATTCCGGAACAAATACTTTAGTAGTACAAGATAATAATTATCCAGAACAATTACCAGATACAGATTTTATTATTGTAATGTATAATAAAGATTCTATTTTAGAATCAATGCCTTTTTATTATGAGGGAAATATTTCCATAGAATCTACAGGTAATTTTACTTATGAATTTAATAGAATTTTAAATATAGGATCTTTAGATCCGGAAGATGAATTAATAAAAACTTTACAATTTGATTGTTTAAATTCAGAAGCTTTATTTACTACTACTAAATCATTTACTTTTAAACAAGTTGAAATTACAATGAATTATCATACTGAAATATATAGTAACTTACAACCTGTAGGTAGTCTAGTAAGTAATTGATCTAAAGCAAATACTAGCAATAACATACTAAAAGAAGGAACTTACCCTATAACAATAAAATCATTATAATATGGGATACATTAATAATGGAAATGATCGTATTTATCGAATAAAATTTCTTAATAATACAGTAGAAGGAGAATTATTACATAGAGGTAATTTAGGATTTAATGCTAATTATCCTATTGATACATTAAACTATTTTGAAAATAAAAGTATTCAAAAAATATATTGATTAGATGGAAAGAATCAATTAAGATTTTTAAATAAAGAAGATGTAAATTTTACCAAGTGGACTGATTATAAATTTGATTTTATACCAAAATTAGAATTAAAAGAAGTATTTGATATTTCAAATAATGAAAATGCCGGTGGATTATTTCATTCCGGAGTTATTCAATATGCTTTTACTTATTTTAATATGTATGGTCAAGAATCTAATATCATATACACATCTCCATTATTTAATATTGGGTTTAAAGATAGAGGTGGTTCACCAGAAGAAATAGTAAATTGTAGTTTTAAAATTAAAATATCAAAACTAGAAACTAAATTTGATTATTTAAGAATTTACAGTATTCAAAGATCGAGTATTAATGATGTTCCAAGTGTAAAAAAGGTTATAGATATTGCTATTCCTAAATTAGATATTACTGATAAAGATTATAATCCAATTGAATTTGTAGATCCAGGTTCTATTGGAGAAGTAATTGAATCTACTCATTTATTATATATTGGTGGTGATCCTATTATTCCAAAAACATTTTCACAAAAAGATAATACTTTATTTTTAGGAAACTATTCTTTAAAAAATAATGTATTAGGTACTTTAGAAATTCCAAAGAAAAATTCATCAATTAAATTACCTTTATATCAATTATTATTTAAAGCTAATGATTATTTAACTACTAGTGGTTTAGATAATAAAGCTACTAGTTTTATTGATTTATTTAGCAAAGACTTAATGGGTGATATTGTTTATAATGAATATTATTCATATACTCCAGATTCTTTACAGAATAAAAAAACTATGGGAGCTGAAGAAGGTAGTTATGATAGTTTTAAAACTTTTAAAACAAATGAAACTTATCGTATGGGAGTTCAATTCCAACATAATACTGGTATATGAAGTGAACCGGTATATATTAATGATAAGACTATTGATTTATTAAATTTAACAGAACCAATATATTGAGAAAATGAATTATCTTTTATAAAATATAGTGGTGTTAAAGCCAAAATAAGATTACATGATACCAATTATAGACTTATTCAAACTCTTGTAGAAAATGGTTATGTTAAAGTTCGTCCTGTAATAGTATATCCTAATTTTATAGAACGTAGAGTTGTAGCTCAAGGGGTTGTTAATCCAACTATGTTTTTTTGTGCAGATAGAAATTCAAGAGATTTATATAATGTTTCTTCATGATTTTTTAGACCAATGATAACAAAAACTCAAGAAGTTGAAAATAATATAATTACAAAAGAATTATATTCAGATGCTACTTTATATAGTACTTTAAATAAAGATGAGGTTGCTGGTGTTTTTAGTAAATTTGGAACCTTTGCAGAATGAAGACATAATAGAGCATTACCTTCTGGTAGAATACCTCATAAAAAATTAGTAACAGGATTATGATCTCCAGAAACATCATATCGTTTAGCTATTATTAGTGGAGGTACAGAATATTTAGGTGGATATTATAATCAAGAAATACAATCAGCATATCATCCTAGTTTATTAAATGCTTATACTTGATATGGTTTTAAAAATTCAAATG